GGATATAGGGGAGAGTTGCCCGGACATAACCGGACGGAACACAGCAACGGCAAGGGATTTCCGGCGAGCCCACCGACAAAAAACAAACTCCGAAACTTTTACAAAAACGACGCCTACGCACGCCCTAGTCGATGGAGCCGGGATCGTCTTCCGTGGGCTTTATCCTGGCCAGTGTGTCGTCTTCCGGCACGCCGAACTGCGGCACATCGGTAGCCGGACGCATGGCCCGCACAGCCAGTTTATACGCCGCCAGGGCTTCATCCTTGGCCTTCGATGCCGCCTCCTTGGCTTCTTTCAACGCCGCCTCTAACTGCTTTATCTGGTAGTACAGGAAGGCTTTCTCCATGTCCGCATCTTCGCGCCCTTCCGGCAAGGCCTGGGCAATCTCCTTCCACTTGGCTTGAAAGCGCGCTCCCGTAATATCCGCTTCAAGACCGCCGCTTACCTCTGAGAACTTTAATCCCCTCAAATCACTTCCCTTGGTTCCAGGCCCAGCGTGTAGCTTTATCTCCCTATCTTTATCCAGCATAGGGCCGTCGCCAGCAAGCAGCCAGTAGGGAGACACACCCAACTTGCTACATAATAACGACACAGAGTTAATATCTGGCTCTGCTTGCCCACGCTCCCACCTTCCGATGGTGTTTTGGTGTGTGCCAAGGGTTTGAGCGAACTCTTGCTGTGTCATTTGTGCCGTTGTGCGGACCTGCTTTATTCGTTCAGATAATGCGCCCATCAAAGCTCCAACTTTTGCACTTACCTGTCATGTTCTTCAATATAACATATTGATTTTATTGATAGACACTAAAGGGTAAGTTTTGCAGATTTCTCTAACTTTTTCGATACCTACTAGGGTTGAAAACAAACATAATGGGGTTTATTGAGCCGTTGAAGTTGGTTGTTAAAAACCCTATCCGCCTAGTTACCTGCTCTTGTGTGAGCGGTCAACGTCCGAGCGGCTAGGAATTTCGGACGGACACACTATGCAGAGTATACGGCTTTCACTCTTCACCCCGGTTGCCCAGTTGGCGGGCCTTGATTCTTCTCTCAAGGCCGCGCTGGAAGCGGCGGCTGATGAAAGCTCCCTGTCCCGCGCCCAGGCCTGCGATGAAATGAACGCCCTGGCCCTGGCCGCTGGTATCCGTCTTTGTGCAAACGCTAAAAGCCTTTCCCTCCCCTTGTTTGAAAAATGGCTCAACCCGGCAGACCGTGAGCACATGCCCAGCATAAGGGCCGTGCAAGTCTTTTGTTGTGTTTACCGCACGGCCAAGCCCTGGGAAACCCTTTTACAGCCCTTCGGCATATATGCGCTGGGACCGGAAGATATGCGTTTTTATCACGTCGGTAAGGCACAAGTCGCTTTTGAGACAGCCAGAGAACACCTGAAAAAGACCAAGGCCAGGGCCAAACTATGAAACGCGATGAACGCCGCGCGATACTGCAAAAGTGTGGAGCCAAGCGGAAAGCGAGACGGCTGCATATCCGGGCGGCCATCCTTATCAACGGATACTCGGAGGCCAGTTTGGCCGCCGAGAACGGGGTAACCCAGCAAGCCATGAACAAGGTTGTTCGGGGCATCATGCACACGCCCCGCATACTGAACATGCTGCGGGCGGCCGGGGCCAAGGAACGCGACCTTTACGATCCTGCGCGAGTGTTGGGCGATGCAAAGTAGGTACACCACAAAGGAACTCTCCACGCTGTGGGGCAAACCTCCCAGCACAATTTTACGCTGGGCTGCACATGAAGGCTGGACTGGTAAAAAACGCAAACGCCCTGGAGGAGGTATGGAGTGGTTTACTCACTCCATACCGGAAAGGCGGCGCATGGCCTTGGCCATTGCTGAAGCCGGTAAACACCCCACCCCGCCGGTAAACGCCAAACCAGCCCTGTGTAATTCCCTGAATGGTATTCCAGAGCATGGGCGCAAGAAGGCTGAAGCAAAGGCGCACATCCTTGGGGCCGTTCAGCGGATGAAGGCGGACATCCCCGGCACGGCCCCCTCCGTGGTGATGGAAGACTTTGCGGTGATGTATCGCAAGCGGCAGGCGGCCATGCCGGATTGGGTCCATGAGGCTATCCCCCATTTGTCCCGTCCCACATTGCTCAACTGGGAGAAGCAACTGGAGCAAGGTGGTGTGCGCCGTTTTGCAAAAGTACATGAGAAACGCCCGCCGTGTAGCGTCCTGAATACGCACGAAGGCTTGCAAACCCTTCTTGTGGGCACGCTTGAAGCCCACCCCTATATTTCCGCCGTGGAACTGTGCAAGCTGGCTACTGACAACTTCGGGCCGCACGGCAAAACGCCGGACCCGGCCCTGGTGATCCCCGTCCCCCGCCGCTTTCAAGTTTGGCTGAAAGGATGGAAAAAAGACAACGCCCAGCTTTTCGCCCACATACAAAGCCCGGATGCGTGGCGTAGCCATCATAAAGTGGCGTTCGGCGACGCGGCGGCGCATGTGTTGCGCCTGAACCAGGAATGGCAGGCGGACTCCACCAAGTGCGATCTCATATTAAGCGACGGGCAGCGGCACATCATTGTCGGCATTGTTGACGTGTACAGCCGCCGCCTGCGCTTTCATGTGTCCCGCACCTCTTCCGCAGCCGCCGTGGCCAGTTGTTTACGCAAGGCCATTCTTGACTGGGGTCTTCCGGAAACTCTGAAGCATGACAATGGCTCCGATTATGTAAGCCAACACATGCAGCGCGTGCTAGCCACTCTGGAAATTTACCCGCATGTGTGCCCGCCCTTCAAACCGGAAGCTAAGCCATACATAGAACGCGCATTCAAAACCTTGTTGCATTCCATTGTCCCCACAATGCCCGGCTATGTGGGGCACAATGTAGCGGAACGTAAGGGAATTGAATCACGGAAAAGTTTTGCGGCGCTCCTTGGCAATGGCGCACAGGATAAGGATAAGCAAATAGAGCTGGCCCTATCGCCTGAAGAGTTGCAGCGGTTTTTGGATGACTACAGCTTGGCCAGATACGGCAACGAGCCGCACCGGGGCATTGACGGTGTGACGCCCAACGCAAAGGCCGCCGCGTACGAAGGCGAGGTCCGGCGCGTGTCCGATGAACGCGCCCTGGATACCCTACTCTTGCCTGTGCCCGGCGGTGACGGCCTGCGTGTGGTGGCCAAAACCGGCATACGCATTACCGGCGATATTTGCGGCCTGAAGATCAAAGGAACCTACATAGGTCCGGATGTGGCGGCGCTGCAAGGCCGCACCGTGTTGGTACGCTTTGACGACACCTGCTCTGGCCGCGTGCTGCTCTTTAACCCGAACAATAACGAATACCTGGGCAAGGGCGAGAACCCTGGCTTGCTTGGCTGGACACCGGAACAAGTGCGGCAGGTAGCCATTGCCGCCGAACGCCAGCAAAAGGCTTTCATTTCCCACGAACGCAAGAAGACCAGGGCAGCGGCCAAGGCCGTAGAGGGTCTAGCGGACATAACCCTTACCGCCGCTCTGGCCCGCCACAACGCGCAAGCGCCCGCCGCCGCTGAACAGGTTATCACCTACACCACCCCCGCCTTAGAGCAGGCGGCCCGCGCCCGCACCGGAGACTTTACCCCGCCCACGGCGGAAGAGCACGCTGTGGCTATGGCCGAACTGGAGCGGTTTATGACGCCCGAAGAGCCGAAGGGCTTTGTTGTGCCGGAAGGCATAGGGGACAAACTTTCGTTCTGGCGCGCGCTCTATGACCGCCGCGCCGCAGGGGAAGCCCTGGGCGAAGAGGAAGAATACTGGTTCATGAGTTTTGGCCGGACGGACGTTTGCCGTGAATACTGTGGGATACACGGGCTTAAAGCGGTCGCATACACGAAGCCCGCTGCTGACACAGCGGGCTTCAAAACAAGCCGCTCAAGCGGCGAAGCAAGGAGATGAAAGCATGGCACAGACTATGAATTGCGTCAATATGGCCGGAAAGGCCCCGCTGGTGAACGTCGCCTTATGTCTGGGCGCGCTCTCTTCGGCCACGAACAGGCCGCGCCATTTGCCGGGTCTGGTGGTGTTCTACGGCCCTTCCGGATTCGGGAAAAGCTCCGCTGCCGCCGTGGCCGTAACCCGGACCGGCGCTTACTACGTGCAGGCTCAAAGCTCCTGGACGCGCCGGGCCTTCGCCCTAGCCTTGCTCAAGGTCATGGGGGTGGCCCCGGCCAAGACGATTTACGAGATGACGGAGCAGGTCGCCATGCAGCTTGTGAGCAGCGGCAAGCCGCTCATTATCGACGAAGCGGACCACCTTGTGGCCAGGGGCATTGTTGAGGCTGTGCGGGATATTTACGAGGCCACGCTGGCCCCGGTGATGCTTATTGGCGAGGAAAACCTACCGGGTGACCTGAAGCGCTGGGAGCGCATCCACGGGCGCGTCCTGGAGTTCGTGCCCGCGCAACCCGCCAGCTTTGACGACGCCCGAGAATTGCGCGCCATGTACGCAACAAAGGTTGCGATTTCGGACGATCTCCTAGCCCTGGTGCACCAGGCCAGCAAGGGCAGCGTGCGGCGTATCTGCGTCAACCTTGAGCGGATCAAGGACATCGCCCTGAAGAACGGCAAGACGGAGATGGACGCGGCGGCCTGGGCCGGGCGCGATCTGTACACGGGCGAAGCCCCGGCGCGGCGGGTAGCGGCATGACGCGCAAAACCAAAGCCGCTTTGCTCACGCTGGCCACACCGGCCCCTACGGATAGGGAAAAGATGTGGGCGGCCATGCGCCAGGAAAAGAGCTTTACGCAAGCCAGGATCGCCGGGCTTGCGGGCGTGAACAAAAGCAAGGTCCAAGACTACCTGAAAGGGCTCACGGCCTCCGGGTTTGTGGTGAAACGCGAGAGCGCGAAGCGTACAGGCAACGCTCCGAATGCCCCCTTTGCCGAGGCTATGTACGACATGGCGCGGGATACCGGCGTTGACGCGCCCCGCGTGCGCCCTGACGGCACAGTGCTTCCGGCCAGCGGACGCGGCCGCATGTGGAACGCCATGCGCGTGCTGAAGGTGTTTACCGTTGCCGAGCTGGTAAACGCGGCCAGTCTGCCGGAAGCGCCTGTGGCGATAGGCGAAGCGCAGACCTATTGCGCATGGCTTGCCCGTGGCGGCTACCTTGCCGGTGGAGCTGGCGTCTGGCGCTTCATTCCCGCCAAGTTTACCGGCGCGAAGGCCCCGCAGATATTGCGCGTCAAGGCGCTGTTTGATCCCAACCTGGGAACGGTCGTTTACAGCGGCAAGCCCGAAGGCAGAGACGACGAATGAGAGCCGGGCAGACGCATAAGGCGGCCCTGGCCGCCTGGGGGCCGGACGTGCCGGATTGGATAGACGCCCTGGCCAAAGCCAGCGACGGCGGCGCGTTCGGCAGCCAGCGGCAGGTTGCCGCGCTGTTGCGCGTGTCCCCAACCACCATCAATCTGTTGGTCAATAACAAGTACAGCCCCCGCTCTCATACGGAGATGGAGGCCAAGGTGCGGGCGTCGGCCCTTATGCTGACGATTGTGGTTTGCCCCGTGCTTGGTGTTTTAGGCCGCCCGGAGTGCCGGGCCAAACAGGCCGAACCCTTGGTGACGTGCAATCCGTTAAGTGTGCAACTGTACAAGGCTTGCCGGGGCGGCTGCCAATATAGCGATATTGGAGAGCGCACATGACCGCAGTGCAACGGCGTCAACTGTGGATGTGCATGGAACTCCTTGGGGCAGCATGGGACGCCATGTGTTTTGAAGTGGATTGCGCGTATGACCCGTTTAGTGAGGAAATCCCTGAAGAGGGGGCGGTTGCTCTTGAAACGGTGCGAAATGACTTGTGGTGCGTCTGGCAACTCAATGTACAGATCACTAACCAGACCCCGGAGATGATAGCCGTAGTGCCGTTTGCACATACTGTCCGCGATTGGCTCCGGCGTCTGGACTTCGAGATGTATTCATTGGGTGATGTACGGGATATTCGGAGCGCTGTTTATCTGTATTACGTGAAGATTAAAAAAAACTTGGCTGCAAACCAGAAGGAGTTAGCGGCATGATTGCGGAAAAGATTGAAGGATGCGTGACCGAGTTACGCACCTTTGCCGGGCAAGTGAGCGAGGAACAGTGGGCGCGCATTAAATGCGTAATCGCCGAACTGGCGGACGCGGCGGAGTCTGTGGCCGCGCTGGGGGCCGCGCTTATTGTTCCACACAGTTTGATCGGCGCTGAACCCACGAAGGAAGAGATTCTCCAGGTGGTCCATAAAATGCGGGACGCCGCAAAGGAAGGAGCGGAGGTGACCAATGGCTAAACGCGTCAAGGTGGAAATCAGCGTGCCCACAGTGACCACGCTGGAAGAGGCGGACGTGTTGCTTTCGGAGATTGCGGCACGCAAGCGGAGCCTTGATCTTATCAAGGCCAGCATGAACGAAAGCATTGATACCCTGAAGGTGAAGGCGGCGGCGGAAGGCGAGGAACTCTTGCGGGAGATTGAAGCGCGGGAGCAAGCCCTGGTCCGTTTTGCCGAAGGGAACAAGGAAACGCTGTTCGGGAAGCTCAAAAGCCGGGTGCTTTCCTTCGGAGAAATCGGCTTCCGGGCGTCCACAAAGGCCGTGCTGCTGAACCGCAAATGGTCCTGGGAGCGGGTGCTGGACGCTCTGAAAGAGACGGGGGCTCTCCGGTTCATCCGCACCAAAGAGGAAGTGGACAAGGAGGCGCTACGGGCCTTGAAGCCTGAAGACCTGGAAGCCGTGGGCGTGAAGCTGCAAAAGGACGACGGCTTTTACTACGAGCTGAAGGAAGAAGCCGTGGGGGGCGAGGCATGAAGACCATGACTCTCGAAGAGTACCGCGCCGCCATCCTCGCCCAAGGCGTCCCCGTGGAGCACCGGGCCTTCCGCTGTCCGGTGTGCGGCACGGTGCAGTCTGCGGCCGATTTTTTGAAGGCCGGGCTCAAAGACCTTGACGAAGTGGAAAAGTATCTCGGCTTTTCCTGTGTTGGCCGATTCACCGGCGCGGGGCCGTTCAATAAGTACAAGAAAGGGGTCAATCCCGGACGGGGTTGTGACTGGACGCTGGGCGGTCTGTTTGGGCTCCAAAATCTTGAAGTGGAGCACGAAGGCAAGCGGTATCCCCGTTTTGAGGTTGCTACGCCGGAAGAAGCCCTGGAACACATGAAGCGCAATACCGCCGAACAGGCGGCCTAAGGAGGAAACCATGCACAAAACGAAAGCTGCCTTTCTTTCACAGGTGAACGAGGAATACGCCTACGCCGAAAAGAAACACCCTGGCTGGCCCAGCGACGCCATTCATGCGTCCGCAATTCTGAATGAAGAGGCAGGCAAGCTCACACAGGCTTGCATTGATGCGAGATACCATAACGACGGTTTGTCGCCTGAAAATCCAAAGGCCCGGATGCTCCGATATGCGGCCCGCGTGGCCGCCATGGCCCTACGCTTTGCTGAAGGGCTTGACCAATAACCGCGAAACCGCCCGCAAGGGCGGTCGTCGGAGCGTGGCGGCTCCGGCCTGATGATGCAGCTAGGCGCAAGAGTGCGCCTTAAAAATGAAGGCTTTTTTGCGCAAGGATGACGCAACATGGCAGACAAACGACAACCTGCAATCCGGCTCATGGCCACCATGGAAGGCAAGGGAAAGCTCTGTATTGAGCTTTTCCGCGCCCAGGATTTCCCCGGCTTTGAGGCTGTTCCAGAAGGGCGCTACCGCCTCCGGGTGGATCGCGTCTGGCACTGTGCGGGCGAGCGCTACACCTTCGTTGCCCTGGCGGACGTTTGGGCCGTGTTGGGCTTTGGCCAACTCCCGGAGCCAGACCCCGAGCCGAATTTACCAAAGGGTTCGCGCGTGCGCGTGCCGTCGTCTTTCGTGGATGGCGA